TCATAATACAAAAAGAATATTTCTTTATCGAACCAATGGAAATCATTTACTATTTCTAAAACTTCATTTTGTTGTTCTATTTCTGAAATTATATTAACCTCGTCAATTGATACTTTTATAATCTTTTCTTGCTTTCGGTGTAGATCCATTGCTAAACTTCGCAAGGTTAAAAAGAAATAGCTTTCGTTTACTCTTTCTTTCTCCAAGCATTTTATGTATGCCTCTTGTACTACGTCCTCAGCATAGTCGGTTATCCCGAACTGCTTAACAATATTTATCCAGCGGTTATGTTGTTTACAAATTTCTTTCAATTATTGTCATATTACAGAAATTTAAGTATTCTTTTGCAATTCTATGCGCTTCTTTTAGTTGTCTAATTTCTACAAAGTTAGTGACTTTTATGTTTACTTCGACATTTTTTGTATAATGAATATAAATTTGCACGATGCAAATCATAGATTCTATGCTATCCATTGGTAAATAACTCGTGTGTATCTATACCCGTAAATCTGAAAATAGTATTTCGCAACTCCTCACCTAAATTCTTAGCCATTAGTTCACAATCTTTATTTGGCATTTCTTGTTCCGTTTGTAGCTCATACATTTTATCCATTACAGCAGATTGAAAAATAAAGATTGCAGCACGAAAACCCTTCTTTGTGAATTCGGGTTTATAGGCAGCAAACTCTAATAAACTGTTTTCAATTTCTTCTAATATCGGGGATAATTCTTTTCCTATTGCCATTATATTTGATACGTTAAATAATAATAATTACTATTTTTTTTTAATTCCTTCCATTCTTTGAAAGTGATTATTTTTTCAAAGGTAGTAAATTTTTGTTTATGCGTTGCAACTAAACGCAATTTTGTTTCGGGGTCTAGCATAACTCATTAAATTTTTTCCAATCGTTGTTATCCCATTTGCTTACTTCTTTATTCCAAAGTGTTGTCTTTGGATTTTTTCGCAATACTAAAATTATTTCTTGTTGACTTAGTTTTGGAATTTCTACAATTTCAAAGATACGATTTTTATTAAACTTCTCTTTGTTATTTGCATAGTACTCATTCATTTGCGCTTTAGTGCGTCTATATTTCAAGTTCTTTTGTGCTATTTCTTGCTTTGTTCTGTGTTCTGTTTTCATAATATCGATTTAAATTGTTCTAGTGATCTGATTAAATAATATTCGTGGTTTAAATTTTCAATTGATTTTTGGAATTTCTTTTGTACTTCGCTTTGAACTCCGATTTCTGTTTTTAATTCAACAAAAAATGTTTTTTTTAAAGTTACTACTATCAAATCTGAAACACCCGCCATGGTTCCAGTTGCTTTAAATACTTTATTTTTATACGTTGATTCGTTTGCAACTGAAAAAATCAAACCTTTACCGTGCATTTGGTAATTATTTCTATAAAAAACTACGATTTCGTTTTGTAATTGTGCTTCTGTCATAATTTGTAATGTTTTTTATTACACTTAAAGTGCTAGTTTTTAATTATTTATGTAATTTGTAATGTGTAATATATTATTTTAAACTTATATAGATATACAATAAAAAATTCATTAATGTGTATATTATATAAAAATGAAATGTATTATATAGTTTATAGTAATATTATAGATTACACATTACAAATAGGGTTTAAGTCAATGGTAATAGGGTTTTAATAACTTTTAAAAAATATTACAAACTTATTACAAAACATTACAAATTACATTTTAAAATGGCACTTCGTTTGAAACTGGAGCATGTTCTGGCTTTAAAAATAGCTCAACTCCAACTTTTACCGAACCATTTATTCTATGTGATTTATAGTCTAAATTATTTTTAGTAAAAATATCTTTAACATCATATTTTGAAACATTAATTGAAGTAAAAATATTTAGATAGTTTAAAATTTCTCCTTGATTCATTATCCTTCTTTCGCTTTTTTCTTCTGTTTTTTTGATTGAAAACGTATTAAAAAATAATTCTTCGACCGGCAACACTTCTAAATTTACATTTGTATTAGCTGCTAAAAAATCAATGTCATCACTATTATAAATTTTCCAATCAAAATCAGAACGCCATAAACTAAATGCCTCGCGCCATAAACTATCTGTATCAATTAAAATCATTTTATCATAATCAATAGAAAATACATTTATAGGTAAAATACGCCTGTTTCCCGTAACATCTTTTAAAATTGATATATCGTTACTAGTTCCACATAATGACGCTTTACGTTTCATTTTTGAATAGAAAGCTGAATAAGGCAAACGGATGTCAATTTGATTTGCGTCTGCTATTTTTTTAAAGTCTTTCACATCTTTTGTGGCTAAACCTCCAAATTCATCATCTAAAACAACAAGCCCTTTGACTAGGTTGTAAATACTATCTTTATCCTTTGAATCGATTTTGTGCTCTATTAAATATTTTGATAACTCTTTAGGCATTAAATTACGAAAAAATGAAGTCTTACCTGTCCCTTGTTTTTTACCGCATAAAACAAGCGTTAAAGGGCTAACTTTTGTTTCGTGAGTTGGACTATACCAGTTGTGAACCGAACCAACTATCCATTTTTTAAACGCCCATTTATTAAATTCTGTTTTAGGCTCTATGCAATCAACATATTTTTCAATAGTTCCAGCTTCAAAAGTTTTAAATTTAAAAAATTCATTTAGTGCGTTATAGTTTTGCGTGGCTTCTGAATTTATCATATCCCGAACATCGGATTTATTTACATTAAAATCTAGACAATTTTTAGCAGCAAAATAAATTGTATTCAGTTTTATATCGTCAAGTAAAACTCCATTTATAAAAATTTCGTTTGTTATTGTATCCCGAATAGGATTAAAATTTTCAGCAATAAACATTTTTAATTGGTTAACTTCTGTTTCGTCGTTTTCAATTCCAGCAGAATAATCAACTTTACTTTCAATTAATTGTTTAATTAATTTTTCATCTGGAGCGTCTAATTTTAATACTTCGGTAATGTGTTTTTTTACGCTTTCAATTGTGGGGGTGCCTTGTGCTTTTTGTGCTGCAACCGTTGTTATTGTTTTCTTTGTTTTTTCGCTATAAATTTCTATTCCTTCCTGTTTAACGTAATGGTAAAAAGTAGCAATAGTTACACTTCCAGATTTACAAAAGTTTTTATAATGCTTTTCAATATCTTTAGGATTGTATTTTGAGCCATTTTGGCAAATAGATTTAAAATAATTTAATCCATTTTCTCCAAATTGGGAACCAATAGCAAATCCAATATTTACATAACGTGAGTAGTCATCTTGACAAAGGTCAATAGTAGAAATTTTATCTAAAATTATACTAAAATCATCTTGAACAAAAATAAAATTTTCTTTTTTAACTTTATCTATTTTTGATTTTGCAATATATTTTTTTGCTTTATCATTATAAAATAAATATGGATCATAACTAAAATATCGCAAACGATTTTTATTCTTGCAACTTGGATCTATAGTTAAATTAAAATTATCCCAATAGTATTGACCTAATTCATTAAAACTTTCAAGAAATTTATTAGGATTTATTTTTACAAATATACAAACCCCATCACCGCCAAAACTTCTATGCGAAATAAATGTATATTTATCCAAATTAATTTTAGTAATAGTTTCAATATCAACCGTGTCGTCAATATCAATTACTATTAACCCATTCATTTCTTGAATATTACTTTCAATTTTAGAACCTTGATTCATTATTGCAGAACCTGTTATACAAGGCATTTGAGATTTGAACTCTTTATACTTTTGCTTATCATTTTTAACCGCCCGTGCTCCTAAAATTATATCCTGATATTTTCCATTTTTTACACTATCTATGTAAAATTGCAAATCAATATCAATTTTGTTTTTATCCTGTACCGTTTTATAGCTACTAAATTTTATTTGTTCCATATTTTTTTAAATAAGTTTCGGTTAATATTTTTTGAGTAAATGTTTCATATTTCATGTGCTTACCATCTTTAAGCATTGAGGATAAAATTTTAAAATAAATGGGTCGTAAATGTATTCTAAATTTTTCTTTAAATTGTCTATTTCTATGATAATTAAAAGTTTCTTCTTTTATTTCTTTTGATTTTAAAAAATGAATCCAGGCTATTGAAATGCTTTTTAGAGCTTCATATTTTGTGGATCCTTTAGAAATGTGAAAATCCAAATTAAATTTAGGAATAGGAATTTCAGAAACTTGAGTAAATAATTCAAATTCTTTTTTTTCTCGTTCTTCTCCTGGTTCTTTTTCTGGAACTTCTTCGCCACAATTAGGACAAATTTTTTCGGTTTCTAAAAATGTAAATCCGCAAAAGTTGCATTCTTGTATGCTTTCGACAATATCCTTAATATTTTTATCTGAAAATATTTTTTTCCAATCACGATCAAAACTAAAAACTTGGTGTTCTTCGTTATTGTTTCCGCCATCTACTAATAAAAAATAAGGCTTATCAGTTTTTTTTGTTGGCCTTGCTCCACGCCCTGCAATCTGAATCCATAAAGATAGGCTTTTAGTTGCTCTTGCCATTATTATAGCTTCTACATCACAAACATCGAAGCCCTTTGTAAAACAACCTGTATTTATTAAAATTGCATCCGGTGTATTTTTAAACCAATCTACTATATTGGTTCTATTTTCTCCGTCACTTTTAGAATCGTAAATTTTAACATTTTTATCACTAAATAATTCTTGGTAAACTAAATTAGTAGAGCAACTACTTGTGAAAATCATTGTTTTTTTTCCTTCGCAATATTTTTCGTAGGTAAGTTTTAAAGATTTTTGATAGTTTTCAGCTTGAAATGTAGTTTCCATAGATTTAGAAGTGTACTCACCGCTCGAATCAGTTTTTAAACTTGACTTATCAAACTCAAAAAACACATTTTGTTCTGGCATTAAATAACCGTTGTCCATTAACCATTTAATAGGTTTTCCACATACAATATCGTCATAAATATCTGATAAAGTTTTTTGAGCTGTTTGATTATCATTAATTTTATAACGTCCCATTCTTACGGGTGTTGCTGTAAATCCAATAATTCGAGCATCTTTTAAAAATGGTATTAGCTTATCAAATATAGCTACATGGCATTCATCTATTACGCAAAGATTAAAATTTGGAAGTTTAGAGCGACGGTTCCATAAACTTTGAACCATTGCCACTATAATTTTATTTTGTGGAAAAATTTTATTTCCAGCTAAAACACATCCTACGTCTAATCCTTGTTTTTTAAACGTTTCTACGGTTTGATTTACCAAATCAATACTATCTACTAGAATTAAAGTTTTAGTGTCTAATTTACTAACTAACTCGGTAAAAATAACTGTTTTACCCCCACCTGTAGAAAGTTGAACACATAGTTTTTGCACTTTGTTTTGCAGAATTTCATTTAACAATTCTTGTTGGTAAGGTCTTAATGTTTTTTTCATTTCATTTTTTTTATTTCAGACCTAAGTATTTTCATAAATAGTATAGCTGTCGATTTATCTAGATTTATTTGTTTATAATCATTTTCATCTACATCTTGAAAGTAAATACCGATACAATCACCATCAAACTTAACACTAACTTGTCGCGTTTCTATTTCGCAATAATCATTAAATAATATTTCAATGTTTGCCATAATTAATTTTTTTTAATGACAAAACCCAATATTAGGCTCTCACACTCTAATATTGGGTTTGTCGGTTAGTCCTTAGACTATGTTCTTTTACCGTAAGTGAGAGATTACTTCTGCAAAGATACTAATATTTTTCTATAAATAGTATTTATTTTTTAATTAATAGTATTGCTGTTATTTGTTGTATATTTTTCATAGTTGTATAAATTTAAAAATATGTTCAATAACTGGAAGTGTCCAACCGTCACCAAGTAATGATCCTGCTTTTGCTTTTGAAAGTATTGAAGTATAGCCGTCTGGAAACCCTTGCAAACGTTCCATTTCGATTTGGTTAACTGTTCTTACTATTCCATCTTTGTAACTATAAAGTTTATTTGAACTTTCCATTAAACAAGGACTTTTTCCTTTTGTAACTCGACCTCCTCTAGTTGTTGAAGTTGGAAAACTTAAATCTAAACAATCATTTTCGGTAACAATATCGTAGCCTTTTAAAGTATTTGTTTTGCAGCGTAGTTCGTTGTTTTCTAAATAAACCATATTTATAAATTCTTTTGCTGCTCTATTTTTAATGCTTTCTTGACTTGTACAAACTCGACTTTCGCTTTCTAATAACGCAAGTGATTTAACCCTTTCAACATATCCATCAGTAATAATATCCTTAAACATTATTCCTTTATCTTTAGGTTGTGGTATATCGGTAACTAAATCGAACATAGTTTCTTTAGTTCGTATATTTGACCAGTAGTAACGATCACGTAATTGAGCCGTTAAAAGTGAACTATTAATTCGTACCGGATAAACTCCCAATGCACGGCTCATAATTCCAACGTCTAATTTATTTGCGCTTCCTACATTTTCCTGCAAGAATAAAACTTCCGGGTTTAAAGATTTTATATGTTCTAATATTTCAATAAATACAAAAAACAAACTACTTTTTTTTCCGTTAATTCCTGCACGTTTTCCTGCAGCAGACAAATCTTGACAAGGTGAACCACTTAAAACTAAATCAATACTTTGCCAATCTATATTCCATTCACGCCATTTTGTAACGTCACCAACTTGAATAGTATCTGGAAAGTGGTGTTGCGTTAATTCTATTGCGTATGGTTTTATTTCGCTTGAATAGTATTTTTCAACTTTTATACCTACATTTTCTAGTGCTTGTCTACCTGTATTCATTCCGTTAAAAAGTGAAAGTACTATCATGTCAATTCTTTTAAATAACGCCCCAAGTTAATGAGGCGTTGTGTTAGTGTTTTAAAATGGTAAGTCATCGGCTTTTGTTTCTACTTTTGAAGCTGCAACTTCTATACTTGTTTTTTCAATTTTCCAACCGTTTAAAGAAACGTAATATTTTCCATTGTATTCGTTTCCTCTTACATTTACAGAAACCTTGACTTGTTCCCCAATTGCAAACTTATCTAAAATACTACATTTATCCTGTACGAAATCTACCGGGATACTTTGCGGATATTGTTCCTCTGTTTGAACTACTACCAAACGCTTTTTAAACGTTCCAGCTGCTCCGACTACTTCCTCTATTCCAATTACTTTAATAATTCCAATTACTTCCATTGTTGATTTGTTTTAATTTTGTTAATATACTCTAATTTAATTTCGATTACTTCTTTTAATCTTTCTTTTATTTTATCAATCATAACCTCATCACGTTCAACGATAATTTCGTGATGGTATTCTGTACCCTCGTGAACTAAATAGTTGAAAAAATACGCCTTGTTTCTATCCGTAGATAACATTTGCATTTGCATCTGTGCGTAATATTTTGGATCAACTTCATTTGTGGCAACTAATTTAAAAAATGTACTTGATTTCGGACATTTAATTTCTAAAATTGCATTGTCCGAAACTAAACCATCTGGAGAAGCTCCCGAGTGCTCGCAGTTATCAAAGAAACCGCAGTTAGTTACCTCTAAAAATTCCAAAGATTTTAATTCTTTAAACTTTGCAAACGCCAGGGGTTCTGTATCGATACCATTTTGCATATCGTAGCTAATATAGTTTTCTTCAAACTCTCCGTAAAGCGATTCGATAGCTTTATCAATAGCGTAATTTTTACCAGTTTCTCCAATTCCACGAACGCCAAGAATTTTAATAATTTCGGAAGCTGTGAATTTTCCGTATCGTTGTTGTTTCCAACTGTCTACCCTTTGTAATTGTTCCATTTTGTTTCAATTTCTTTAGTTAATGTATAATTTTTAGTAATCATTTCAATAGTTGCATTAGCTTTTTTTGCAGCTTCAAAATTTGCTTCGGTAAAGTTTGGTAATACTTTGTTTAAAACTGGTTGTAACGGCTTAATTCTTATCCCGTCGGTAATCGCTCCCATCATTTTTACCATCCTGTCGACGTATAACTCGATTAACATACCTTTCCAATTCTCTATTACATGGCATTCTTTACCGGCTAATCCGTTT